TATTCGACCTGTGCTAAACATAAAACTCATATCACCTTAGTATGTCATTAATTCCTATTAAAACCTTCTTCTTTGTTTTTCTCTCTACAGCTTTTACTCCGTAAGAAGACTCTAAAGTTTTTACCATATCTGGAAGCTCCGAATAAACCTTCACAACCAAATCTGTATATTTTTTCTTTTCATCAATATCCATCGTAGCAAGAGTCTGTGAATCTAACATAATCATATCATTTAAAATCTCAAACATATACTGGCTCATCAACTTTGCTCTAAGCCTGTATTCTGGATTAAATGATTCCATCTTTTTGATTCCAGCTACAATTTCATCTGGCACGTTTCCTTCAATCATCTCAACCAAATCTTTCCTTTGATCGTAACTCTTTCCATAAACAAGCTCCAATGCTTTGTGCAGCCTTTCTCTCTTGTTGCTCAGTTTGTAGATAGGACTTGTTCTATTTCCTAACAACCAACAGAGTCTTAATTGCTTTGGTTGCAGAGACTTAAACTCATCTACTTCAACCAACTCTGGATACTCAATCCTTAAATCACCATCTCCTTCTAAGCCAAAAATAGTAATTTCTACTTCTTTTTTCTCCATAAAATTATAAAAAAATAGGGTAGGCAATTTTATACCTACCCTACAAAGATAATTAAAATTTAATTAGACAGCAGGACATCCTAAGTAGTCAGCTACTGGAGTGTAAGCTCCGCTAAGAACATTTGTCAATTTAGTAACTGTTGCAGCAGTACCAGCATCACCAGAATTCAAGTAAACGATAGCTTGAACTGGTCGAACAACTTGAAGGCCATTTACAATATTGTTACGAAGAAACCTTCTGTAAGTAATGATGTATCGGTTGTAAGTTCCTGTAACCAATGCAGCATTAGGAATATACTGAAGAACCTCATTAGTTGTTCCTACAGGAGAAGCCCAAGCAGTAAAATCAGCAACAGTTGCACCAGCAGGAGCATTAACTGTCAATGGGCCAAATCCAGCAGCATTAGCTGTAATACGAACAACGTCACCAGCTTGAGATGTAGCGGTAAAATAAGCATTAACATCAGCGTTGATACGAGCGATAAATGCAGCTTGTAATTCAGCAACTGTAGCAGTAGCATCCAAAGAAACTGTGTAAGTTCTTGTTTGGAAAATAGCACCAGACTCTTGACCTCCTCCGAAGAAGCTTTGAACGTATGGAGCATAAACAGTTAACACATAAATTCCGTTGTTAAGGATTGTAACACCAGTTAAATCTACATCTACTACGTTAGCTGTTCCAGCAGAATAAGCATTGTAGTCAAAGTTGATTAAGTCAGAAGCTTTAAGCACAAGAGCAGCAGCACCTGATTCATCTTTAACAGTTAATACTCCGTTAGCCAATACTACATCTGTAGCAGCTACAGGCGTGTTCAACAATAACGCTGAATCCGCATCGATTTTTGGTAATTTAAAAGTAATTGCCATAATAAATTGTTTTTAATACACTGAACTAAGTTCTGTGTGGTAGTTAGTAAAAATTAACATCACCTCACTGTGAATCTTTGGCAAATATAGTAAAAAAATTAAACGAAAATTTTTGGGTTTGGGTTGTTTCTTTTTTTTCTTTTCTTTTTGAGTAGTGTATATGAGATATATATTATATATATATCGAAATATATACTACGTTTTTCTTTCTTTCTTTTGCTTCTTTTCTTTCTTTCTTTATTTTTCTTTTCTTTTTTTTCTTTATTAAATTTTTTATCGAAAATGTTTGGAATTTAAAAAACATTTCTAACTTTGTAGAGCGATAAAGAACAGACATGAAAAAAATTATTGGTTAACAAATTAGCACCCCGATCTCTACTTTATCGCACCAGGGGTGCTTTTTTATTTTGAGTAATATGGAACAGTTTAGAGTTGTTTGCGTAAACGACAAAGCTAAACCAACTGGATATGTTGGAGAGTGGCTTGAACAAGGTGAAGTCTACACGGTGGTAGATGCCAAGTATCTTATGCGTCAAAGAATGACCATTGGATATAAGTTAGCTGAGATAGATATGGATCCTAATTCTGAATATCAATACTTTTTAAGTAATCGATTCAGGCCTTATACAGATGAAGACTCTATGATGGAGTTAGCTCTTGAAGAATTACTTGAAGAAACTTATGCTGAAACGCTGTGATTGAAGTATTTGAAGAATTAGATAAGTTTAGCGGTATTGTCTTCAATGAAGATGCACATACCTATCATTACGATGGGGCATTATGCACTTCTGTAACTACAGTTATCGGAAGATACAAAGAGCCTTTTGATACCCAAAAGATAGCTACAGCATACGCAGTGAAACGTGGGTTAAGTGTTTTTGATGTAATTGAAGAATGGGAAAAGAAAAAGAATGATGCAGCGACTAAAGGAACTCACGCACACAAATATGCTGAATTAAAGTTTGCTTCTAAACAATATGGTGTAACAGAAGGATTAACAGAATTGTCAGAAATATTACACAGATTGTTTAATATGATTGACACTTTTCATCGTGACTGCAAGGGTAGATTGATTCCTATAAAGTCTGAAATGATTGTTGGGGATAAGGATAGGCGTATATGTGGAATGATAGACCAGTTATTTTATAATGTCAGGGCCAAAGAGTTTCAGATATGGGATTATAAGACTAATAAAGCTATAAATAAATCCAACGATTACAAAAAGAAGATGACTAATGGTTTATGGCATCTAGATGAGTGTGAGTTCAATACATATTCATTACAACTTGGTTTGTATAAGAAAATAATTGAAGAGAACACAAACATTAAAATCGGAAATTCATATATTTGTTGGATTAATGAGAATAATGATACATATAAGCCAATGAAAGTAGCTGATATGCATACGGAAGTTAATCATATTTGGAGTTCTTTAGCTGCGTGAGTACCTCATCTAAATACTCAAGCAATAAGTTAAAGCAGGTTATAGAAAATAACACTCAGCATTTCATTATCAGATCTTATGTTTCAGCTGCCTTTGAGTATGATCGAAAAGTATATGAATATCATTTGTATTGGTATAATGCAAACAAAGGGAAATTTGAAGATATGCATTGCTACCAATGTATGTCATTTAAACAACTAAATAGAAAAGAAATAAAATACTTCAAATCCATATTAGACGAATACAACAAAGTAGTTGACAATAAATATGGCTGTATATGGGAAAATAAAAAACTAGGATTTAATAAAACACTAGTTCAAATCAATCAATTAAAATTTGATTTTTAATCCATAATTTTAAGGATCTTCCCTGTATTCTTATCTACTCTTGCAAGCTTCATCCTAAAGTTAGTTTGCGCTGATTGAACATAGCGCATAACAACTTGCTTCTCTCCTTCATTACCTCTTATATTCTCTGGTTCATATCTAGAGTGTGCTTGCGCATTGATATACGCAAAGGTTATAGCAAATATAGCATCATCATAGTCATATCTGGTATCTGCTGCTTGGTATCTTGTCTGTCTGTGGCTAGTAGAACTCTTCAGATCTTTCTCTACGAAGGTTTTTAGCTGTTCCCATATCCAAGGAACATCAATATTATTTGCATAAGCATCAATCATCTCTTCAGCTTTAGCTATAATACGTGGAGCAGTGTTAGCCTTGTTAGAAATGCCAAACCATTTACCGCCATACGTCTGAAAATACTCTGGCAATTGGGTATTTGCAGTGAATTTCATCTTGAATCCGTGTATCTCCTGGAAATCTACGTGCATATCCCCGATATTATTCTCTACAAGCTCCTTAATTCCTCCTCTTCTCTGTTGATCGTAGTATAAACTCTGTAATAAAACCTGTAAATAGGTGTATTTAAACTTCTTATCCCTATGAAACACCACTGAAGATACAGAATTTGTAAGCGCATCCCATATTGCACTACACATCATGGAGTGTCCAGTCTCAGAGTTGATGGGATCGGTTCCTTGATACCACCTATTCTTCCAAACTTCGTTATCTGGTGGGTGATGTATGACAACAGCCGTAGTAGAAATGTCTTCCCTTCCCGTTGTGGGAACCCATCTAGCTCCAATTATACGATATTCCGTAATTAAATCAGGAGTTGGTTGTGAATGATCCATTATAGGTTCAAAATATCCATACTCAATAGGAACATCCTTACTATATATATCGTTTAATCGTTGGTTACAGGTATGTATCGGCACAAGAGTTCTTGCTTTCCGTAGGAACATATCATCAATTGTGATTGGATAATGTTGGTGAAACTGCACTTTAGCAATTTCTCCTTTTTTGGTTCCCTCAAGTGCCAGATAGGCTTTACGCTCGTTGTTGATGTGTTCATCATTAACTCCTCTTCGTGCGTATGCGTTGAAAAATAACGGTATGATTCCATATTCATAGTTCTTTTCTTTCCATTGTGATAGACACATTTTAAATTCTGCCTCAAATACAGAGCCTCCCTTATCCATTTCCCCTCCAGTTCCCCAAGCGATAAACTGCTGTTGCATCGTCATCTTCTTAGTTTCTGGATTGTATTTAAATAAAGCAGGTCTACCTTCCCTCATCATCTCACCAAAGATGTCAAATAGACCAATCTCATCAATAAATACTGCTGATGGAGATCCACCATTGATAGCATCTACCTGTGGGCTATCTACCTGGAAGCGCGAAGCACCCCCGTCATCTCTACCTTTCTTATCCCCTTTCTTGTCAAAGGACATTACTTGGTCTGTCCAGTTCTTTACTTCTTGAGCTAGGTAATCAGGGATCTTTGTATATGTCCACTTTACCTTATCTCTAAAGATTTGAGTGAGTAACGAATTTAATGAAGTATGATTTGTTGAGGTTTACTCGTTTCATTCCTGCAAGACACATCGTAGTTGTAAAACCAATCTGTCTGGCCTTACCTATCATCATAGAATATCCGCAATCAAACAAATACAGTAGAACTCTTTGGGCTTCCCAGGCTTGATACCTAAGCATACCGTGATCTGCCTTATCTTCTTTTATCCATCCGTATTTATTACAGAAGTAAAGTGTGTTATCGTTGCATCTGGTAATTTCACGAGATAGGAAATCATACTGATCCTCTTCATTGTCGAAGTCAGTAATGATTGTATCATCTTCTAGCCATTGTCTGGCTTGTTCGCAATAAAGCTCAAAGCTCCTGTATTTAATCTTGTTCTGCCAACCAGAGTTTATAGAGTCAATCCAATCTACAAATTCCTTTGGATAATCAAACTCAGCGTGATTAGGCTTCCATTGAGATGTCTTTACGAGCTTTGTAACTCTATCGTCTTTTTCTTTAAGACGCATAAGTTTAATTATTATTCTTTTTTATTCACTGCCTTTTAAGGTGTTTTTTCTCATTTCCGCCATT